ACCACTTACCATTTAATAACTGGGCCACCGATAAATTAGAGGTGCCAGCCGGGTCTACGTAATAACCGGTGTTATTGCTGTCGTAGAAGATGGGGGCGCGGAAGTCGCCGGTCGCTGTAATAGCACCGCCCGTAGCAAAATTAAGTCGCTCCGAGTTCTGATACGCTATTCTAAAAGCGTTGCTCGCTCCAGAATCTACTAACAAGTTCCAACGGATTGACCCTCCAGAGCCGTAGAGATTTAGTCCATCATCCCAACCCGCACCTGAAGCAACAAGATTTGTCTTTCTTATCTGTGAAGTACTAGCCGGGTCTACGTAATAAGCGGTGTTATTACTGTCGTAGAAGATGGGGGCGCGGTAGTCACCACTAGTAGTATAAGTACCCGTACCGCCAGTCTTGTTGGTCAGGTTGTTGTAATCTACGGAACCGGCGCTACTGGCGCTATCAGCCACACGGGCACTGTCCACGCGCACCCCGTAGGTGTTAGTCCCATTCCAACCCATAAGAGTTGGGTATGTGCCAGTCCAAGCCACTTGTGCGTTGGTGTTGTTTATCGCACTGCCATCGGGAGCCGTACTAGCCGACGCATCAAATATGGTGTGGTTGTTGCCGTAGTTCTTCCATGCAAGTTGGCCCACCACGGCAGAGATGGTTCCGTTGCTACTCCAGTTTGTACGGTTGGTAGAAAGATTGGTCGCAGTAGCCGCGTTACCAGTAATGCTGCCAGTAATAGTGTTGGCTACGGTCAGTCCGACAATATTTGAAGTGCTATTGGGATCTACGTAATAAGCAGTGTTATTGCTGTCGTAGAAGATAGGGGCGCGCAGAGACCCGCTAGCCTGTGCAAAATTACCACTGTCAACGTAAAAAAGTACAGTAGTCCAAGCGTAATCAACTACCTCAAAACTTCTTCCGGTAGCAGATCCGCCGCCTAACTGAACCGTGAGGGTCCCCGAGTTTCTATCGGACGCACGACCAATCCACGCTTCACCCGAATTAGTAGTGGAATTCGGGAACGTACCAACAGTAATTCTTCCGGCTGAAGTTAAAGCCCCGGTACTCAGCGTCGTACCGTTAAACGTCAGGTTGGCCGAACCCGCAGCGACACCGCCGTTGTTATAAATAACCTGAGTGTTGGACCCAGCAATCGGCCCCGGAGCACCAGTCGGGCCAGTAGGACCTGTAGGACCCAGAGGACCCGTGGGGCCAATCGGACCCGGACCGCCCGTGGGACCAGTCGGGCCAGTCGCACCAGTTGGACCAGTCGGACCTACCGAACCCGGAGGACCAGTCGGACCCGTTGTACCTGTAGGACCCGTAGGACCGGTAGGGCCAGTCGGTATCGTGAAGTTGAAAACAGCCGCGCTAGACGTGCCGCTATTCGTAACGGAGGCTAATCCTCCAGCAGGGCTTGTCGTAGTCGTACCAACTGCAATCGTTGCAGCCGCGCCAGTAGGACCAGTCGGACCAATTGGACCTGTTGGGCCCGTGGGGCCCGGAGAGCCAGTTGCGCCAGTTGGACCTGTTGGCCCCGGAGGACCGTTAGGACCGATTGGGCCCGTTGGACCTGTAGCACCGGTTGGGCCGATAGGACCGGTTGGACCCGGAGGACCGATAGGACCCGTGGGACCGGTCGGACCAGAAACACCGGCCGCCCAGACGCCATCACCGCGCCAGAACGTAGAAGCCGATGCACTCGTACCACTATTAAGATTCGTAACCGGCAAGTTGCCCGTCACGCCCGTCGTAAGCGGGAGCCCCGTAGCGTTGCTTAGTGTGACTGAACTAGGCGTGCCCAAATTCGGCGTAGTAAGCGTTGGGCTAGTAGATAGCACCACACTGCCTGAACCCGTTGAAGTCGTAACGCCCGTACCGCCATTCGCAACAGCAACTGGAGTAGTCAGGCTGAACTGCGTGCCGCTAAGAGTGAGCCCAGTACCTGCCGAGTAGATCTGAGCAGACGAAACCTGAGCAAAATTAATTGCTGTAACGCCGAAAGTAATTGTGCCTACGGTATTACAGACATACGTCTCGCCAGCACCGGTATTACCCGATGTGATAAAGAACGCGTCACCATTACCAAGGCTGTTAGGACTCTTTAGTCCATAGGTATCTGCGTCACTAGCACGGGTCAGAACCCACGCGGTAGATCCGTTACCAACCACGCTTACGACATAAACGCCGTTCTCAAACGCATTGGTCTGGTTGTAAATCAGGATTCGATCATTGACCGAGGCCGTGGGGCCGTCCGGAGCAAACGCAGCGAGCGTGCCAGAATTAGTCAGCGTAGCGCCAACACCTGAAGCGCCGTTGTTGTAGGTCGCAGTCAGGTTGCCTGTCGTGCTTGGAACTTCGTACTTAACCGGTTGGTGGTACGTAATACCTGACGAGACGAGGTTGTCTACGTAGGTTTTATTAGTGATGTCGTTGCCAGTGGTTGGCGTAGTAGTGATCGTGCCAGTCGTAGTTGCAATCGAGGTAAACGTACCAGCAGCGGGAGTGACCGCGCCAATCGTACTATTCTCAATTGCAATCCCACTGACTTTACCGGCTACATCTTCATAGACTGCTTTGCCAGCAGGGTAATCAACAAATACGTTCTTGCTACCCGCTGAAAACGTAACAGCCAGTCCCCCGTTAGAGGAGGCTAGAATCGTGTCACGGCTTAGCGTAGTGCCCGACGCCGTATACGTACCGATACCAACTTCCCACTCATTAGCGGTTTGATGGGCAATCGTGTAGTACGTGGTATTGCCGTTACCAACAACAGTAAACGACTGATAACCGAATACAGCCCCGTCAAGAGTTACTGCACCGGTACCAGTAGTAGTTGTCGTCTCATAGACGCGGTCAGCAAGAATCAGAGCCATTTCAGGCTCCCATCAATTGATCTTCCGTAAACCAGCGCTGCTGAGTATTGCCTTCAGCGTCAGCCCATTCGACGAGGTAATACACCACGCCTTCCTCGGTCATACGCATGGAAACAACAGGACCTTCCGGTACCACAGCCTTAACGCGAACCAAATCGCCTTTCTTAAACATAAATTACTCCTTAAGCAGCGTCGAGGCTGAAAGTGTAAGTCACATTGAGCGTATCACCAGTGGCTACACTGCGATCTCCCGGGGACTGAAAGTCCGAAGCCGAGAACAGTACGCCGAGTGTGCCGCCTTTGACGTTGTTGCTGATTAGAAACGCCCCGCCCACTACCTGCGTTGCGTTGATGTTGAACTGCGCCGGTGAGAGCGAGTTCGTGATCACGGACGGATCAGCGTTCGTTGCGCTGCCAAACACACAAGCAGGACGCGTAGCGTTGCTGTACGGAGTAACTTCCGTCCAGCCCGGATGCAGGGCTGCGGTATCCGAAGCCGCCGGGTTGTTCGACGATGCAGCGCCATAAAGTCCGATGTACCACGTAGCCGTATAAGTGCTACCAAGGAAGTACTTGTCGTTCATGTCCTGAAGCCCCGCGTTCACTACGAGGTTTGCGGACTCAGCGACCCATTTCAGGTTGCCATCCTTGTCACGACATTCAACGCGGTATACGCCGCCCGCTCGTGCAGTCTCAGTTGAACTGAACAAACGCTCAAGAGCAGCACCAACTGCGTCTGCTGTCTTAGCCTTTTCTTTAAACATATCTATCTCCTTAAGTGAAGCGAAGCAGCGCAGAACTAGACGAATTAGTGGGCATCTGCACCGTGAAGGTGTTAGTAGCGGTCTTGTCCGCGCCAAAACTCAGCACCGCTATCGACTTGTTACTCTTGCTTGCGTTGTAAATGAGCCCCCCAGCCGCCGTAAAAGAGGCCGGGTTCCACACAGCGTTGTTAAAACTAACATAAACAACATTGTTGCCTGTGGAGATGGTCACGCCCGTCAACACTTTACCGCCCGCTGAATATCCGGTCCCGGTAACTTCATTAGGCGTGGAATACGCCGTCGTGTTCTCATCGAGCGTAGCCGCGCTCGTATAAAGCGCCAATTTGATCGTATCCGTAAGAAGGTCGTGCTGCCCCTTCAGGATCTGATCTTTGAAACTCAGTGTGAGCGTCTGGAAAATCATGACGCGACCGGCAACCTAACTTGACCAGAGCGATACGAATCACGACGGTTGAGGCCGTCGCCCATACGGAGGATCAACTGCAACGCCTCCTGATACTTCTGTTCGTAGTACTGCATCATGTCGGCTTCACCCTTCAAGTAGGTGTAGGCTTCACGCAGCGTTCCGTATAACAGAACAGTCTCAAAGTTATCACCGACCCAAGACGTGCCCGCAGTAACGATGGACTCAGGGTAGTAGTAATAGTGCATCTCAACCTGATAGTTGCTATCAGGCGTCGGACCAAGAATGAACGTGTTCTTGTCGAAAATGGCGTAGTACTTGGGCACCCCTGCGTCATCCGGGTCTGGGTAAGACTGGCGGATGAAGTTCACGTCTTTATCAAGCAAAAACTCTTGAGCGTTCGTAACCGGGTTAATCACGGCCAAAGAGAACGTAGCGAGCCAGTCCGGTGGCATCGTCAGGTACTTGTTGTTCGGGGTCAACGTACCAATCTGATTACGCCGAATGGCTGGGATCTGAACCGAGTTGTAGATCCGCTCTTCCGCAAGTTGTACAAAGGTAGGAATGTTCGCTACGAATGACGACTCGGTCGATTCGCAGTATTGCTGTACCAGTGTTACAAGCGTTGCGTAGTTCATTAACTATCAACTCCAGCCAGCACGAACCTTGCCGTTGTTCTGCAGATTAATCTGCGAAACAAACTTCTTACCCTTGGTGGCAGCGCCAGCGCCACGCATTTCCATGTGCGTAACGCCTTTGTTGACATCCTTCTCAGGATAGCCGTTTTCGCCGGTCGAATCCGTGTTCGGCTTAGTCTTGCCCATGTCTTTCATGTGGCTTACCTCGGGCCAGAAGAGCCACGCATCGGGCTGCGCTGGTTCATCACCTTCGCCATGCCACGACCGTACTTCTTCATTTCGCTATTGGTCTTACCGCCAGCACGCATCTTTTTCGCACCGTGCATGGAAGTCTCATGCTTACGCACTTCTTCCTTAGCAATCTTACGCATACCGTTCTTCATCTCAATCTCCTAGGTCACTACGACCGTTACGTTGCCTACCTCGCTTTTTGAGACGAGATAGTTAGGGGTCAACCCCGCATCATCTGCCCGAGCGCCACCAATCGGGTTCCAACCCCATTGGATCATTCTACTACCACCTGCACCGTCATTACCGGGCGCAAAATACGTCGTGTCCGGTCTTGGGTTACGGATGGCTTGCGGGTCGTCTACCGGGTACAAACCAAGCGACAACTGCGGCTGATCAGGCTCCCAACATTCGATACAAACCAGAATATTAACGTTCTTAGTTTTAATAACGAGCGGTTTGAGATCCTTCAACTTATAGCGCCACCCGCAGCGGTCACACTGCGAAATCGCGTGTTTGCCTGATGCAAACCTATTCGGCATCTCAGTACCCGCCTAAGAACGACTCACGCGGCACAAAGCGCACCGCTGCCTTCTCCCGGTCCTCGCCAGCAGCCAAATCCCAAGCCTCGTCGTATTGAGCCTTGAGTATCGCCGTTCGCACTTCAGCCCCCGGAATCTTCATTGAGAGCATGTAGGCAAGGCCCGCTACCAAGCAGGGCAAGAATCGGAACGGGATATCCTGACCGTTGGAGCCGTTTCCAACATCGAACATTCGGCGTAAACGGGTGTAGTACAGGGTGTAAGTCGTACTGTTGTCGGGCTTCGGCCACACCGTGAACTGCGGGTAGACCACCGCCCCCGCTGAATCCGTTGCTCCCGTACGACGGTTGATCCAAATCTGAATCGGACGGCCCGTCGCGTTCTTGTTCGGGATTGCTACGTAGGTGCTGGAGGAAATACGGCTGATGTTGATATCAACCTGATTCGTGCCCGTGCCTGTGCGGATCACGTGGTCAAGCAGGTCTACCGTATCGGCAGGGAGATCGTAAGTCCCCGTGTTGTAGGACAGTGCGTGCGTCCCTTGCTCCAGCGTCCAGAGGTTAACCCCCCGGTTTGCCCAGTCCATTAGCAGCAAGGACAGGCTCCGCTTTGACGTACGTAGGTCATAACCGGTACGCAATTCCGCACCACAACGCTCGAAAGCCTCCTCCACAATCGTGTTGAGGTCGAGATTAAAATCCGTTGTCGCTGTGGTTTTGTCAGCCATTACATTCCCCGCCGTCTATACGACCTTACTTTTTCTTTAACGCCTTTAGGCTGCGAGACAAATTGCTTGCCTTGGGCTTTGCCCCGCCTTTTGGCTGCGGTGGTGCGGGCATACTCAGCAGGGCTGAGAGCCTTGATCGCAGCCTCTGGAAGATATCTTTCGCCCGTGTCAGAAGATCGTTTACCACTTTTGGTTCTCCATTTTTGCTGCGTCCACGCTTTAAGAGACTGCTGGGGGGCTTTCATGACTTGTATCCGCCACCCTTAGACTTGTACTGCTTTGCCAGCAACTGCGCTTTTCTTGCGCTCCACTGACCCGCCTTGGTACCCTGCACGGCCCGGCCCTTGATCGACTCAAAGAGCCGCTTACGCATACCGGGCTTCGTATAATTCCCCGCCTCATTCACACGGCTCTCGCCGCCCTTGGCGAAGGTTTTGATAGGTTTCCCAGTCCCCAGTACGGGCTTATCATCCCCCCTGCGCTTCGCTCGGGGGATCTTTTTCGGCATCATCGCGCCCATACCGCGAGAAGGCATCATACGAACTTGCCTCGGGTTTTACCCTTTTTGGCGACACCGTCACCACGGCAGCAAGAAGACTTGATCTTACCGCCAGAGGCCCTGCTCTCTATCTTAGCGTTTCCTAGTCTCTCGCCTTTACCCTTATAAGAAGGCGGATTATGTTCTTCGGATTCGATCAGGTAGTACTCATTAGACTTCTGGTCAAACCCGATGATTGGCTCTCTAAAAGCCTTCCCGCTTCCACGGTATGGCCCCGTCTTGCCCCGCACTACCGCACGATTACGCAATCTTACGATGTCCTCGTAAGGCACGTTCATGCGCTTAAGGAGGTCCGCTACTTTTGGATCACGCGGATCGTAAGCAACGACTTCCTCGGTTTCCCCGCCTTCCGCAAACTTTTTTACTCGCGGCTTGGGGGGCTTCGGCATACGCGGCATACGGATGGAAGACGCCCCGAACCGAGGCATCTTCTTTTTAAACATCCCAGCGGTGTACTTCGGGATGCGGTTCATGATTAAACCATCCGGCCTCGGGTCTTACCCTTCGTCGCGCAGCCATCAGCACGCTTGGAAGCAGAAGAACGTGCCGTACCGCCTCCAGCCATTTTCTTTTTCGGCGGGGCCTTCTTAATGTCGTCGCCAAAACCAGCGCCCGGCTTAATCGTCGGGACATCCGGTAGCATATGCCGGGGGATTAAATCGTCGCGGGGCGACGTAGGCGGCATTGCAGGTTTAGGCGGCATTGCAGGTTTACGAGCATTCTTAGACATTAGCATTTACCGCCATAAGCCATCTTGACCATCTTACCCTTGGTCTTACCCTTGGACGTGATGCCGTCGGCACCGCGACGGTACACCGAACCGCCTTCGCTGAACTTCATCATGGCTCGGCCAGCAGCGCCCTTCTTCTTAAGCGCACGGCCCATCTTGTCAGCCATTTCAGCCTTCTCATGTTTAATCATGGATTTCGGAGCGCCCTTCTTTTGCATGAAGGCCACTTCCTTTTTCATCATCGCCTTAGACTCTTTCATAGATCCTCCGGAACCAAATTTGCGGCCTTTATCGGCCTCAACGTAATCACGACCCACAGATTGAGGAATACCCATGCGTTTGGCTGCTTTGGGGTCGTGAGCAACCATCGCCATCAAATTATGCTGTGCTTTGGACTTACTGGGCACGGTGCTGCTCCACAAGTCGATCTATCTTCTGTTCAAGGCGATCAAGCCTATCAAGAAGGACTTGGGCGTCAGCGCGAACTTCCATTCGCGTCACGTGATCCCGTGCTACTTCTTCTCGGGTTCTGTTGAGAAGGATGTTAAGCCGAGTAATCTCCGCTGACTTTTCCTTCATGATGTACCCAATAACAGCGATTCCCCCGCTAAGGAGGAGGTTCCAAACAAGCATGTCCATTTCAGCAATTCCATGCGCGTAGGGATTTATTAATACGGCTGTTCGGGTCATTAGCAGTCTTGGCGCTCGTAAGTTTCTTCTTCATGCCGGACATGCGGGCACAGAATGATTTCTTACGTGCGCCGCCCTCGGGTTGAGGGCGCTTAAGACCCGGTTTGCCGGGATTTGCGCGATTATAGGAAGCCCTGCCTTTAGCGTTTAAGCCGCCAGCAGGGTTTTTCCCTTCCTTGCGCTGCCACGCAGGGGTTTTAGGCATAGAACACCATCACCGAAACAACGTCTGTCAAATCGACATAAACGTTGCTCTGGAACAGCAGCCCCTCGCCCGGCAGGAGGATGTAGTCCGGCGTCGTAGACGAAGCAAGGGTATTAATCGTCATCCGGGTCGTGCCGGAAGCCCCGCCGTCCTTAAACACCACACTCCCCGCACCAGTATCGGGAACGATGTAGATAGCCTTTACACGAGCGCGGCCAAGATTATTCGTGGCCTGATCCTGCAAGAGCCCGTCTGTCGTTCGTACCGCACTGGCTAAGACATCTGTTTGCATAGCCATTTATGCGGCTCCTATTAGGTCAGCAAACCGAGGTTACGCAGCGCTTTGACAACCTGACCAATCGTGTAGCCATCGAAGGTAGCCGTATCGTCCGCGATGCCGCTCGTGTTAGCCACAAAGGTAGCGGCGGTCACAGCAGTGGTCGGGCGAACGATCTTAGTAGCGCCGTAGAAACCAATCGTGTCGGTACCGGCGTTGCCCACGCCCGTGTTACCCGTGATTTCCACGTTATTGAACGTAGACGTGCCAGTGGTGGCCGTGACGTTGCCGACAACGTTGCCGACAACTGCGCCTTCAAAACCATTGTCCGAAGCAACCGGACCGGAAAAAGTAGTACGTGCCATTTTATATCCTCACATGCGAGTTGTGCTTATCAGTCTGCATGTCGTCAGTCGGGTCTGTCTGATAAGCAATTTATCCCGATGAACGACTATATACGCTTAGGAATTCAAAAAAGAAAGGGGGCCCGAAGGCCCCCTCCCTAGTCTTATCAGGACGAACCCGGCGATCCAAAGATGCCAAGGGGATCCGACCAGCCGAACGAGTAACGCTCACGGCTCTTATACCGTACGTTGCCCGTGTCGAAGTCACCGTCCATCGAGTTCGCCAGCGGCGTACGGACAAAGTGCTTCATACCGTTCGGAACGTCGGTTCGGAGGAACCAAGCATTCGTGTCGGTAAGATAGTGGTTGACCGTGTAGCCTTCCGGAATCGAACCCATTGCCTTGAGGGCGTTGATGTCGTTATCAGCGGTCGCAACACGGAGTTCCGTGTCGAGGAGTCGCTTGGCAACGAACATAAGCGCCGGGGGGACGATGAGTTTGCGCGGCTTCGCAGCAATGAGCAGACCACGTTCGTCGGTCCAGCCCGCGATCTGAATCACCGCAGCCTCAAGCGAAGTCTCGTTGAGGTCCGAAGCCGTCAGACGGTTGCTGTTAACACCGCCCGAGACGAGCGGGTGGTTGGCATTACAGAGCGACACGCCGTCACCACCGGTCACACCGGCAGCGAAAGCATTGTTGAGCACTGCAGCAGCCTTAACCTGCTTCGTGTACGCCATGGCGCGAGCAAGAGCCTTCGTGTAGCGCTTGCTGAGCGAGTCGTACAGATTGTCTTCCACAGCCTCTTCCGTGATGGAGAAGCCGAGAGCAATCGTCTCGTGGTTGTAGCGAGCCGTCCAAGCCTCTTGCGCGTTATCGTACGCAATCGCTTGGCCTTCCGGCTTCACCGGGGCAGCGGAGAATCCGCTGAGTTTCGTCTCTTCTTCAAAGGAACGCTCGGAGGTCTCAGTCTCGTAGATCTCCTTATGTTCCTCACCATACTGCTTGTACTCAAGACCAAACAGGGCATTCAAGCCGGGGAGGAGTTCCTTAAGAAGTTGTGCGCGTGAAATAGCCATTTCTTACAACTCCTATTAGGTGCCAGTCGCGTTGTTATACGCGTGGTAGCCAGCATTGAACTTGACGATGAACTCGACAAAGTTACCGCTGCTGTTTACCGAATCGGTCACAACATCAACCACACGCAACGGCAGTGACGACGTTACGTTGTTGATGAAGATACCCATCTTGCTGTTACCGGTCGTTGCCGAGCCCGTGTTGAGCACGAGTTCCGCGTTGGTGCCAAACGAGTTGGCACGGGTAACATAAGCCGGGAGAAGACCGCCCGAGGTGTTGTTCGCAACGTTGCTCGTCACGTTGACAACCTTGTACAGCGCGTTCGGATCATCCGAAACGTAAGCCGTAATGTCGTCAGCAGCCACGCTTCCCGGGTAGTACTGGGAGAACAGTTTCTGCTTCGTGGTCGGGTTCGTGTACGAACAGCCGAGGAACACGCCGATGATGCCCGCAATCGGGGAAGCATCGTTCTGAAGGGTCGTAATGATGACATTTGCCGACGAGTTCAACTGAACGACATCGCCGTTATAGATGGCAGTGCCGTAGTTGTTCCCAATCGGAATCTGTCGCGTAGCACCAGCGAACGGAAGGCCGCCAACCAAGTTGACCGGCTTCAGTCCATAAGGTGCATCAACAGTGGGATAAGCCATTTGATACTCCTAAAGTGAATTTATTTACCTTTACCAAACGAGGTCGTGGAGCGTCGTTCATTGAACAGCGGCATCCTCTCGTCGTTCAGCCTCATGAAGTTGTTGTCTACAGACTGAATCTGAGCCTGTGCTTGCTTGGCGTAATAGTCATCACGCTGCTTCATCAGGGCTTCAGGGGCCTTACAGAGCAACAACCCGCCGATCTCGATATTTCCTTTAAATTTGGAATTCGGGTCGGCTTGTAGCATCAACTCCGGGTGGTCTTCGGCCTTTACAGGCTCCCAACCTTCACGGAGTTTTGCGGACGTATTAGTAGGGTCTGCTTGACCCATAATGCTAGTCCGGATCCAGCGATAGACCCAGCCTTCCTCTTGCCTCGGTTCAGGAAGCGTCTGAGGCGGGGTCCATGCCATTTTGCGTTGCGCGGATTCTCGATTTTCGAGTTCACGTACGAGTCTGTTCTCAGCCATTGTCGTTCTCCAGTTGTAACATTGCTTTTGCGTACTGTTCGTTGCTCAACCCAAGTTTTTTGGCTATCGCAACTTGAGACGATGTCAGGCGGACCTGACGCGGCGCGGTTCCCCGCGTTACTGGCGCTACAACAGTAGCCGGTTTTGTGCGAGCAGGTTTTTGGGCCTGCTTCGTTTGAGGCTTCTCCTCCTCTTCAGCATCGTCAAATGCCTCGGGGAATCGCTTCCTCATAGTGTCATCGACTCGGCGGTAATACTCGTCAGTGCGAGGATCAATACCGGACCGGACCAATTTCTCATGCAGGCCGAGTGCGAGGGCGGTCATTTCCTCGTCCACACCAAACCAAGTGTTTTTATCCCGCCATGCCGTAGCCTTTGGATCGGCTTGCGGCTCAGGGGCACTTTGCGGTGTCGCTACCTGTTGTATTTGTTCTACTCTCTCTTCAGATTCTTGTAAAGAGGGCTGATATCGTTGGAGATTTTGTAGTCTGAGTTTAGCGTCGGTCAGTTTTTCCTGAGCATTGGTAATAAGTTCGGAATCACCCGACTCATAAGCCTGCTTCAGTTTGTCTTTGGCAACCACAAGTTCGTAGTCGGCATATTTTGCCACCTCACGAAGGAACGCTTTCTCGTTCTTGGTTGCCCGTTCTTTGACCTGACGAAGTTCCTGATCACGGGCTTGAGCAAAGCGCAGGGCTTCCTCCTTCTCCCGCATCGCGGCTTCTTTCTCACGACGCTCGTCGTGCCAGACCTTTTTCATTTGGGAGAGGCGCTTCTTAACCTTCTCGGAATACTCCTCAAGGTCATCGCCTTCCAACTCCTCTACCATCTTCTTGGGCAGAGGCTTACGACCCCGATCTTCCGGCGGGGTGTCGTCTTCAACCTGAATATCTAAATCGTCGCTAACGTCTTGTTTAGCCTCGACTTTTTCTTCAGACGACTCGGCTGCATTTTCAGCCTCTATCTCGTCTGGAAACTTATATTCTTCGCGTTCAACGGCCATGATTTACTCCTATGCGCGACGGATGCCACGGGGGTCATCAACCACCGCTTCCACCGTGTCGTCGTTAATGATGCGGAACTCCCGACCGTGGATAACCACGCGGGTACCGGAATAGGGGCGGGTCAGCACAAAGTCCCCTTGCTTGCACCAAGGGCCGGTAGGGAACCGATCCTTATCTGCGTAGCAAAGATCGCCCATCTTGACGACGAACAAGACCACCGTGGTCTGCTCCTCGACTCGTTTGGTGTCTTCGGCTTTCAGTAGCCCTCCCTCAAACTCCTCCTCTACGTGCGGGACGGCACATAGCATCCGGTAGCCTTTCGGGTCTGGCAGTAGTTTGGCTTTAGCCGCCTCTTCCTGCGTCTTCTCAACATCGATATTACTCATCGTCGCGCTCCAAGCGTTTTGCAAGGTCTCTGATATGGTTCCTTGCGAGATCGAGACCCTGTAAAGCCCCGCAAAGACGTTTGTATTCACCCTCGTCCAACTTGCCTTGGATCAAGGTTTCAACAATTAAAATGCGCTCGTCTTGGAGTTTTGAATCCAAGAACTCTAGAGCGTTGGAATAAGCCATTTATCCTCCCTTGGGTTTCACATCTCTCTGATTCTGTAGAACCTGCGCCATTCGCTGCATGTTCGCCATCTGCTTGCTCTTGGCGATATCAACGCCGATGCGGGTCCCCTCCAACTCTTGTCGGTTAGCCTCTTGCGCTTTGTGCTTCTCAATGTCCGCACCCAAGCGTGCCGCCTCAAGTTGTTGACGCCCTGAAATCTCTGCCTCACGCAGTCGCAACTCATCTTCCTTCGCTGCCGCAGTCGCGTAGATCTGCTGCTGTTTGAGTTCCAACTCCTGCGCTCTGGCCTGAGCCTCCATCTGCACCTGCATCTGCTTGGTCTGAGCCTGCATCTGCTTGATCTGCAGGTCCATCTGCTGCATCTGCACAAGCGGGTCCTGCATCTGTTGCGCGGCCTGCTGCATCTGCATTTCTGCCTGATCTTTCTGGAGTACACGTGCAGCGGCGGCAGCACTAATCTGCGCCAACTGAACCTCAATCTCAGGCGGCAAGTCGTACTCCTCGTTGTCGTCTTGCGGAAGCGGCGGGAGACTGACTCCCAACTGCTTCTCGATCTCGCGGCGATACTGGAACGCCATGTGCTCCATGATGTGCGCCTGAAGCGACTGAGTAATCTGCTGAGCCATCGGGTTCTGCCCGATCATCGCAGCCATCTTCGGGTCCTGCCCCAAGGCCATATGCACAGCGATATGCGCTTCGTGGTCTTGATAGATAAACGCCTTCAACGGCTTACCCGTCATTGCGTCCATGTTCTCCGTCACCGGATCACGCGGCTTCGCATCCTTCGGCAGCGGGATGATCTTGTCTGCGTTCTTAACGCCGAGCGTCTCAATCATCTGCCGGTGGAGATAGGGGAGATCGTAAAGTTGCGGAGCAGTCTGCGAGAGTTGAAGCACTGCTTGGTATTGCACAACCTTCTGCGACATCGTGGCGGCGTTAGGATCAGCCACGGGAATGACATCAACGTCGTCGTAGTCGGCTCTTTTGGCCTTACGATCTCCCACTTCCGGTTCGTACGAATACTCTTCCGGCGTGTTGTCGCGGATGATCCCTGCGAGGAGTTTGAACTCCTGCTTCATCGCGTAGTAAATGCGGGCCTGTACGGCCGACATCACTTTCAGAACACGCTCTAGGATGGCTAGTGTGGTACCGACTGGCGCTTGGCTCGACATATCGGAGACCTTGAGGTCCGACACGGCAGCGAAGCGGCGTCCTTCCTCGACCACTTTGTCCATAAGCATGGCAAGGGTCTGCGAAGGTTCTTTGTACGGAAGCGGCAGGATGTTGTCCCGAACCGCGCCCGACGGCACATCTACATCGCGCCACTCTCCGGGAGCAATAGGCGTATCGTCTCCCTTAATTCTGAGCCCGCGCGACTTGAGACCGCCCGGAAGGTTGCTGAGTGTTCCTGCGTCGATAAGTTGCCTAAGAAGAGATGTAGCAGCCTTAGAGTGTCCGCCGATAAGGTGGATGAGACCAAAGTAGTAGAATCCGAATCCGGGGATGTAACCATAATGAACAAAGTGCTGTCGCTTGGTCTTGAGTTCATCGTCTTCTCGCCAGTTTCGTCGGATTGATAATATCGTTCCGGTTCCCTTCTCAATCGTCACTACGTACGGCAGTGCGATCCCGGTCTCGTTGTTATCCTCGTCCACATCCGGATAACCCGGCAGGTCAAGGTTCACGTGCATCTCAAGCAACTGGAACCGATTGTCTACTGATGCTGAGAAGCCCTGATCTTCTGCCTTCTGCTTCTCGACCTCGTCCATCGTGCGGACCGGATCGCCCAAGTCCACATCACGATAGAACCCTGCATACTGCAGTTTGATCAGTTCGTTCTTCGTCTTACGCATCCGATGCGTAACACGGTCTGCACTCTCAAGGTTCGGCGCACCATAGGGCACCACGATATCTTCAGCCGGGATATACACCGCCGTCTGACGATCCATCGCCGGGTCGAAGTACACCTTCTTGAACGCGTTACCCGATAGCGCCAACGAGAGCAGAAGCCGCTCGTGCTCCGGGCGGTACTCCTTCATCACCTCGGTCAACTGGAAGTTCATATCATCAGCGACACGAACTGCGGAGTCTTTTTTCTGCGGCGTCTCTTTACCAATGATCTTTGTCTTAACGGGACCTGCCGCAGGGAAGGTCTCCATGATCGTCTCGGACTGGAACTTAACCGCCGACTCCATCAAGAGCGGGTGGAATACACCACACGCACCCGGCCACGGCTCCGTACGCTCTTCGTACCGAATACCGAGGATCTTCAAACCTTTAATATAAGTGTCGAGCCAATCCTTACGTGAGGAGAGGTCCTGCTCATAGTTACCGATCAACTCGCCCGAGAGACCTGCAAGGTCGTTCTCGCTCATGTACTCAGCAAGGTTGTCGTCAAACTTCTCCGAGCGCGGCTCGTCCTTAATCAACTCAATGACGGCGCTGTCTTCATCAGGAATCTCAATATCGATCTCAATAGGCTCCATCTCAGCGGCGATGACCGCGATACCTTCGGGAGCCTCCATCAAACTTTTATCGACGGCCATTTAAATTCTCCTAATAAAATCCCGACGCCCGGTGGCTCTTAAACCACCTCGTCGGTTCCGGCTCATCGCTTGGTAAGCGAATAAAGCCCCCTTGCCTAAACCGAAGCAGAGCCAACGTAGTGGCGTCCACCAAGTCATCATGGGTACCGGCGGGGAAGTCATTACACTCCTCCACAACCTCCCAAGCCCATCTGCGGTCAGGCACCCAGACTATACCCGAAGAAAATAGGTCCGTAACCGCGTTGACCCGGCTGATCTTGTCTTGTCCCTTACCCGGCGTGAACTCGGATATGGGCACACCCATCCTCCGCATCTCCTGATAAAGCGCCGCACCGTTGGACTTCTTCTCCACGATGAACGTATCAGGGCTCCAGTCTTTGTACTCCTCCAAGACCCGCTGCTTTAACTCGGGGAACTCAAGCCGCTCTTTGATCGCGTTCAGCAGGATGATGTTGTAGTTCTTGGTCTCCTCGTTGAAGAAGACCCCCCACGTGAGCAGGGCGTTAAAGTCCGACCGGTTAGTCTTTTCTTGCGCGGCGTCAAGCGACATTATTATGTGCTCGCACTGGGGCGGGACCTCTTTGTCCCACACCTGCCACCACTCTCTCTTTATGAGTGCGCCTTCCTCCGAGGTCGGCTCCTGCATGTACTGGGCTTGCCAATACCGCACGTCCATACTGGCCTTTTTCGCCAGTAACTCATCAATACCCCAGAAGTCAGGCCAGAGCGGTTTGTCGTTCAGGATCGCCGGGAACTCGACCAATTCCCACTGGTCTGCCCCTTCTTCCTTGGTCATGTGCTCGACGATCTTGCCGGTCAGGTCCTGCTTAGACCACCGCGTCATCACGACGATGATCGAGCCACCCGGCATCAATCTCTGTACGGGTCCTGACTGGAACCACTCCCACGCTGGGTCAAAGACATCGGAGCGGCCTTGCTTGGCTTCTTGCTCAGAATGAGGATCGTCAATAATGAACAGATCAGCGCCGCGACCGGCCAAAGCACCACCAACACCAATAGCAAAATACTCGCCATTAAAGTTAGTACCCCACCGACTAGCAGACTTACTATCAGCCTGAAGTTCAACATTCGGGAAAATGTCCCGATACAAGTCCGAACCGACAAGATTACGCACCCTCCGACCAAAGTTAACAGCGAGGTCCGCAGTGTGAGAGGCCATGATGACCTTTTTATGCGGGTATTTCCCGAGGAACCACGCCGGGGCAAGATAACTGATCATCTCCGACTTGCCGTGACGGGGGGCGATGTTGACGATCACCCTTCTCTTTCTGCCTTCGGCTATGTCTTCAAAGATCTGGCCCAGTTTTTTATGGTGCGGGCCCACCTTATAGCCGGGATATACGTGATGTATAAAGTCTAGGAAGTGATCCTTGCCTAGTTTCTGCGTAATCTGGTTCTGATACTGCTTTAAAAGTTCTGCGATGCGCCGTTTTTCCTTGTCCGGCATCATCGGCAGGGCGCTTTTCAATTTCTGGACGTTTTCAGGCGTTAATTGCACGGGTTTTAGCGGAATTTCAGCGATTTAAGGCCGTATTCTTCCTGTCCCCAGAGCCCAATTGGGCAACGCTGGTTCGCAAGACGCGTTTTAGCCTGAATAATGCAGCCGCAGCGCTTACAAATACCCATTTTGTTGTGTTCACAGGGGTCACAGTGGGCACGGCGCTCATCAACCGTGTCTTTTCTAGCCACGAGCGACATCGGTTTCCTCAATTACCTTGTATTCAATGCCTTCCAAGACCGAGAGAAGTTCCTTTTCAACCTCTTCAATCGGCTTGATCACGTGCGTGGTCTCAGTTCGGCGCTTAAATGCGTCGATTCCGTCCACTTCGCCTAGTTTAGATAGGGCTTGGATACGGGTTTTGCTGCTATCGGCGTGCTCGACCTCATATACAAGTTTATTAACCACGTACATTTTGAGTTCGGAGAGGTCATCGACAATCATGCAGTTGCTTTGGGCAACCAACCCTGCAAGGTAAGCAAGGGTTTCGTTTGGATATTTACTGTAATCGACTCGATTTTTAGGGTTTTCGAGGTGGGCTTTGGCAATCTGCTTTGCCGTCGCCATGTCTTCCTCGCCCGGAGCGATGGGCACCCCGGTCAAATCCGATATCAATTTGATAGTCCTAGCCCGCATCTCGATCTCAGCCTCGGGGGTGAGTTCGGGCAGGGCTTCGGCCGCGTTTTTGGGCAGCGGCACGTTCTCGTCTATTTCAGGTATTAGGACATCTTGCATGGGCTTAACGGGGCCAAGTTCCCTAGGTCAACACAATATATACGAAGTAAAACAGCATGGTACCAAAAAGACAACCGGGTAGGTCTTATAAACGAGGGGGTGGGGTCTGCCTAGCCGGAATTTGGAAAAAGTGCGGAGTATTTGTGTGGATCAAAGTGTATAGAGGTTGCTACGGAGTCCCATTCTGATATCGGGCTATACCTACCCGGTGGGGTCTCGTCCTGCCCGGTTTCGCCACGCTTGCCCGGCGGCGTGTCTTAAGACACGGCGACAATGTGAAAAAAAGTTTATATCACGCGGAACCATACGGAACCTGCCCGGTCTAAATATGCGAAGGGCGCGATATCCGCTCCCATGTTTGAAACGAGGTAACAGGCTATGACGACTCTTCACACTTTACAGGCTGCCGTTGTCAACGTCGCGGAACAATCGGACGCGAACACCGCCACCCTTGCCGAGCGCGTATCGGCTGCGGTTGCTGCGCTCCGGGCTTACGTTCCCGAGAATTCAGGCTCGCCACGCGACACGGCGGAATTCAAAACGGCGGGCGATTCGGTCAAAGTCGCGTTGCGTCAAGTCTATATCAAGGCTCCGCGATTCAAGGGGCGCGACCGTTCCGAACCCGTCAACATGGTTATTGTCAAAAATGTTCTGAACATGACTGACGCGGAACGCGAGGCGTTGCCGAAAGATTGCGAAGAGCGCAAGGCGTGGGATGCGATGCTCACATACTGCCGGAACATCTGGCGCGATATTGCCGACGCCGCGTTCCCTAAGCCGACCACGGAAAAGCCGAAAGCCGACGCGACCAAAAAAGCCCCGACGCCTGACGCTATCCTTGCCAATATCAAGGCTTTTCTTGCCGAGAATCCCGAGCCGGTTTTGGTCAAGAATCTTTTTGATCAGATCGCGCTACTGCGCCCGAAAAAGTAAAACCTGATCCCGTGTCTTAAGACACGTTGCGCCCCTGCTAGGGAAACCTAGCGGGGGCTTTGTCTTTTCTGGGCGGCGAGGCTTTCTAGGTCTCGCTTTGCGAGACCAGTTCTTACGAAGCCAGTTCTCTATGTGCGAAGCCAGTTCCTGATGGATGAGGCCGCATGACGTTGTGTATAACTCT